ACAATCCACTACGAGTGGAACATTACCAAGAAATCAAAACCCTCTTGGAAAATTATTGGTCTCTTTATGATACACAAAAAATCAAGTGGGACTATGAAATGATAGTCCGTATAGAGCGAATTACAGAACAACTTGATATGATAATTGAAGATAAACTTGAAAATCAATAAACAAAATGGAAAACACAAAATTAACAAAAGAACAACAAGAAGAATTTTTAGGAGCATACGACACTCTGGCGTCATACTTTGGAGGAGACCCAATAGTCGCAGTTGAAGAAAAGTATTATCAAAATGATAAGTTAGGTTATTTAACTTGGATGCGTAATACATTAAGAAATCTTAAATCAAAAACCAGAAATGCTTTATATTGCGAAATTAAAATGGGTAGTAAAAAAATTACATCTTATTATAGTAAATAACTAAAAAACAAAATGGAAAACAAAATGACAAAAGAAGACCACAAACAAGAAATGATTATAAGACAATCACAAATTAAATTATCATTAGATTACTTCAAGGCTTGTGGGGTATGTCCTTCACTAACGGACTTAATGAAGATTACAACGATGTTGGAACAATACATCAAAGACGGATACAATAAAGAAATTGTAGGTAAGTTTGAAAAAATTGACGACTACATAATGAAAGAATACAAGGGGAGTTAGTGAGTTGTTTAACCCTTGTATATAAACCCTTACTTTAATTAGTAGGGGTTTTTTTGTTGTTATTTAAATAAAAGGGAATTAGCGTATATTTATTGGAAGATATTATTTAGTAATGACATTTAATTTATGGCTTAAAAACAATCATAACGAATTATTACAGACAACGGGAACTATTGTAGGAGACCCCGAGTTAGTAGATGATTTATATGCTTGTGTGGTGGAACAACTATTAAGAAAACCAAAGAAGATAGATGAGACCCCCGATAGTCAAAAGAAGTATTACTTTATAAAGGTGCTTAAAAACAATTACTTTTCAAAGACATCACCATATCACTATCAGTATAGGAAACCAACAGATAATCATATACCCCTTTTAGAGACGATTACAAAGAGTTTAACAGATGAAGTATGTGAAGACACCTTACCCGATATGAAATGGGTGGAGAAGACCTTAAACAAAGAGTTTGATTGGTATTCAAGGGATTTGTTTTGTCTATGGATTGAAATGGGCACATTAACAAATGTTAGCAAGAAAACACAAATACCACTTAATAGTGTGGGACGACATATAAAACAAATAAAAAATAAATTAAAAGAATTATGGGAAATGGAAAAACAAGCATAGGGGCTTCAAAGTTAAATGAAGAAAAGGCATCACTAGTTAAGGTGATGTTAGAAACGGGTTATTTTACCCATCAACAAATAGGGGATATATTTGGTTGTAGTAGGGAGTTAATTACTGCCATTAAAAATGGACATCGTTGGAATGACGAAATCAAAAGTTATATTATGAAGACTGGTAATGACTTCCGTGAATTTACTGATGTTCCCCGTGAAACACCTTATGAAGATAAATCAATAAAAAACATAACAATCTATTATAACGATGGAAGAAAAGTGGAGTTATGATGAATTGGAACAAATCCAAACTTTAATGGAACGAAGTAGATATTCCCACGCAGATATGTTGTTAGCGACAGATTTGTATAATAGGATATTTACCACCACCAAATCAATCACATCTTGCGGTAAGTGTAATAGTAATATATTCAAAGCACTAAAAAGAAAATACGATGAAGAACGAACGAAAAGAGGTTAGAGGAGCAAGAGGTAGGGGAAGACCCATAGGCTCCACCAGAACCAAGTTAAACAAGGTTGAGGTGGAAGATTTCTTAACCCAGTCCCTTAACCAAATATTAGACAACCACCTATCCTATACACAATATACGGAATGGTGTAAGAAGACGAATAATTTATCATCACAGCAATCAAACGAGTATTGGCTCCGTGTATGGACTTTATTAAGTGAGAAGTATTCTTTGGAACGGGAACAACTTATAAATAAGCACCTACAAAAGTATTGGTTGTTATACGACCTAGCATTAGAAAATGGGGACATATCAAATGCTCGTCAAGTTTTAAACGACATCAGTAAATTACTCGGCATGAATGAACCAGAGCGCATAGAAACCAAAGAAGAATTACACATAAGGTTTAAGTTTGGTAATGACGAATGATGATTTTAGAAGGAGATTGTTTTGATTTGATTAAGGACTTACCAGACAACTCGGTTGATTTGGTAATCACATCACCACCCTATGCGGACATCGTAAATTATTCAAGTAGTGTGTCAGTCAAAAAACCAGATGAATATGTAGATTGGTTATTACCCTTATTCAAGGAAATACATAGGGTATTAAAACCATCGGGTAGTTTCATATTAAACATAAATGATAATTGTAAAAACGGGTTAAGAAACACCTTTATCTACGACCTTATCAGTAGGAATAATAAGGAAACAAAACTTAAACTTTACGACACTTATATCTGGCATAAGAAATCGGGTATTCCAAATGGTAGTAAAAAACGATTTAGAAATATGACTGAATACATATTTCACTTTGTTAAAAACCAAAAGGAATTAAAGTTTTATATGGATAGGGTATTAGTCCCCGCAAGTGATAATTTTAAGAAAAGGACAAAAACACCAGTAGGACATCAAGGTTATTTTAAGGACGGGGAAAGAATTGTAGAATTAAAAAATTGGAAGGACTACGATTTAGTAAGACCCGATAATGTATTTAGATTTTCAACTGCTTCAGCATCAAGGGACAACACCATAAGACACCCCGCACCTTTTCATAAGGACTTACCTTGTTATTTTATCAACTTACTAACAGATGAAGGTGATGTAGTATTAGATGTTTTTAGTGGAATAGGGACTACTGGTATTTCGTGTAATGAATTAAACAGAAAATATGTGGGGTTTGAGTTAAACCCGAAGTATGTTGAGTTTAGTAGAAAAAGAATAGAAGGTAATTTAACAAAACAATACACTATAAATCAGTATGATTTGAAAGACAACTTTATCCGTAGTTGGAAATCTATAACGGAAATAGAAAACACATTAGGATTTGATAGTCATAACCATATTGAAGATTGTATGAGAAAAGGGAATAAAACCAGTTATGGTTATAAATGGAAAATTGAATTAGATGAATATAGAGATTGAAGGAATTAAACCCTATCCAAAACAGAAGGAATGGATATTGGCAATTGAAGACCCTTCAATTAAGTATGCCTGCCTGATTGTTGGAAGACAAGTTGGTAAGAGTTTGCTGGCTACAAACCTTCTACTTAAATGGGCGTTGGAAAATAACAAGTCAATCAGTATGTATTGTGCGCCGATATATAGCCAGGTTAGAAAAGTATTTGATGATGTGTATAATGTGATTGCGGGAACACCCCTATTAGTATCATCTAACAAGTCCAATTATGAAATGGTATTACTTAACGGCTCAAAGTTGTTATTCCGCTCCACAGAAAACGCAGATAGTTTAAGGGGATACACTTGTGATTTTTTAATTATAGATGAGGCGGCGTTTGTTAAGGATAATGTGTGGGACGAAGTATTGAAACCCACCATATTAGTAAGGGGTAAGAAATGTTTGTTTTTATCCACACCAAAGAATAAGGGGAATTACTTATACAAGTTAGACATATTAGGTCAAGACCCAGATAAGAAAGAATATTTAAGTATTCACGGAAGTTCATTTGATAATCCATTTATCAACCCCGAAGATTTATACGAAGCGAAGAAAACGATGCCAGAAGATATTTACAGAGCCGAGGTATTAGGGGAATGGGTTGAGGGTGGTGGTTCTGTATTTAAGAACATAGACAACTATTGTGTATTACCCGAATGGAGACCTTACCAATATGGGAAAAGATATTATGCTGGTATTGATGTTGGAAGACAATTAGATTTTTCTGTATTAACGATATTAGATGATGAAGGTAATGTGGTGTTTATTTATAGGGACAACAACAAGCCGTGGGACACCATCTTAAACAATATGATACAATACCTTAATCAGTATAAACCAACTGCGATGATGGAAGTGAATGGTATAGGCGACCCATTATACGACCAGATACAACAGAAGTATAAAGACATACACCCGTTCCTTACAACCAACCAATCCAAACAACAGATTATAGAAGATTTAATTTACCAACTTAATACGGGGGACTTACGATTACCAACGGAGGATTTGTTTAGACCCCTTTACAACGAATTACAGACCTTTTCTTATTCATATAGTCCTACGACCCGTAGGGTTCAATATAAAGCAATTAGTAATGCGCATGATGATACTATAATGTCCCTAGCAATTGGACTACATAGTTTAAGGGAAAAGAAAACAAAAGGGGCATATTACATTTACTAAAACATAGGTGAAAAATAAAACAAAATTATATTTAATAGTATGGAAGAAAAGATATTAATAGAAATAGACGGAAAAGATTATCCAGTAAAACCCCCTTCAATACGAACTTGGGCGATGTTAGATTTATTGGAAACCATAGAAGCAGAAGAGGACTATACTTTAATGTTAGTATCATCATCAACGGGTATAGATGAAGACCTATTAAAACAAGCCAACTTTTTACAAGTTAAACAAGCCGCAGATTACCTAACTAAATACTTTTTAGAATTGGGTGAGAAGTTTTATTCCTTTATAGATTTCAAAGATAAAAGATACAAATTCCTAGACCTTAATAAGATGTCGTTTGGTCATTTTATAGACATAGATAGTTTCCTACAAAAAGACGAAAGTTATAGGAAATCAAATATGAATGAATTGATGGCGATGCTGTATATGGAAGAAGGTGAAGAAAAATACGATGTTAATAAGGTTTTAGAAAGAACAGAATTATTCAAAGATTTAGAGATTAAATACCTACACGGAAGTTTTCGTTTTTTTTTTCTTTTAAGGAAACGATTACAAAAAAATACCCCTTACTATTTGAAGATAAAATGGAAGGTGAAAAGGATATTGAAACCTTTGGTTCAATTTGGGGCTGGTATGGGACGATTGTTTTCTTGGCTGGTGAAGACATTAAGAACTTGGAGGAAATAACGAAGATGCCCCTTTATTATGTATTCAACTTTTTAACATATATGAAAGAATTGAATAGGGAAAGGGATAAAGAAATGAAGAAAATGATGAATACTAATGGGACAATATTATAATTTAAAGAATATCATAGACGATTTTAGATTGTTAGTTGAAAAACACAAACAAATTAATAGTTTTGGTTGTGGGGATATTAAAGATTTAATCTTTTTAACACAAGGAAAACAAAACGAACAAGCCATCAGTAAAGATGTGGTTGATAATACAACTAATGGTGCCCCCTTATATCCGTTATTATATGTTATTCCACAAATGGCTAATAGGGACGGGGGACAAATCACCTATAACTTTAATGTGTTGATATGTGATATTGATAATGTTAAGAATAAGTCCATTCAAATAGATTTATGGAGTGATACTTTGGAGATGGCAGAAGATGTTGTGGCTCAATTTACTTATTCTGTTAATGAACAACAAGGGGATTACTACGACAAATACGATGTGGTATTACCAGTTAATATAACCCCATTTAATGAGGCTTATGAAGACAAGTTATTTGGTTGGAATATCGCTATACAGATTATAGTTGATAAACCATTAAACAGATGTATTGCTCCGTTTAATAACTTTGAAGATTAATGGGAGAAATAGACGAATTATTCAACGACTTCTTACGAAAATACGCTGACCAATTTGTTAAGGAATTAAGGTATGCGTTGGTATTTGAAACCTACCCATTTGGTCAAGGATATAATTTAACAAGACCTAGTCAAGGGGACGCTAATAAATTCGCTGGTGTAGGTTATGGTTTTCCATCATCATTAGCCGCAAGTATTGAACCCGTATTTAACTTTGAAGATTTTGAAGTTGATTTCTTAATGAACTCCTATTGGTATTATGTTAATAACGGAAGGAAACCTGGAAGTTATGCTCCCATAAAACCATTACAATTATGGGCGCAGAAGAGGTTAGGATTATCCCCCGAAGAAGCGTTAGGAGCCGCATTTGGAATTAGTAGAAATATATATAAGTTCGGTATTCAGCCTTCATACTTTTACGACAGAGCCGTTAAGGCATTAGGTGAAACCTTTGATGCGAACCAAGAAGAAATAGCCGAAAGTATAAATGATTTTATACAACAGACAACACTTAAATCAATACCATCAAATACAGAATTAACCATAGGATTATGATTACAATACAACAAGAACCAATTGGAATACAGCCCGTGAATACCCAACATATATGGACAATATACGATACGGAATATACGGGATATACGAACTACAAATATGTAGTAGATTTATATATTGACCCTTATGAAGAAGGGTGGGAGAAAATGGGTAGAATAAAGTTAAGACCAAACTCTTATGGTAAGGGTAGTTTTGATGCTAAAAGTATTATCTACAATTATATTAATCCAAACCCAAGAGTTTCAAATCCATCTGCCTATACAACGACTTATGATACGATTGTAAATAAGACGGGTTTTACCTTTACGAATTACCTTAAT